AATAACATATAAACATTTGATGTCTATTTTTTTATAATATGGGAGATAATTATAAATTATATTCAACTCTGGGTGTTGAAAAAAACGATTCTATAGACACTATAAAAAAGGCATATAAAAAACTTGCCTTTATTCATCATCCTGATAAAAATAAAGATAATGTAGAATCAGAAAATAAATTTAAAGAAATTTCAAATGCTTATAATATTTTGAATAATGAAGATGAAAGACGTAAATATGATATGTCTGGTGATAAAAATTACAATAACGGAAATGATAATATGTCAGGTGGTGGTGGCGTAAATCAACATGATATTTTTGAAGCATTTTTTGGAGGTGGCGGAGGTGGAAGAGGTGGTATGGGAGGATTTGGAAGTCATTTTGGTGAAGAAATGTTTGGTATGGGTGGTAATGGTAATAATAAAAGACAAACTAAAGCACAATCAATTCAACGTATATTTTCATTAACTTTGGAGGATATATATGATGGAGTTAAAAAAGATTTAACAATTGTATTGGAAAAATATTGTACCGAATGTCTTGTAAATTGTTCGGATTGCGGAGGTAAAGGAATTATACATCAAGTAAAAAGCATGGGATTAATGCAAACTGTTTATCAGATGCAATGTAATAAATGTGAAGGGTCTGGAATAATTTTAAAAGGGAAAAAAGGTTGCACTATTTGTAATGGAAAAGGCGTTTATAGTAAGGATAAAAAAGCAACATTGATTATTCCCAAAGGTGTTGATGAAAATTATAGATCTGCATTTCCAGAATTGGGGGTACAACCTAAAACAAAAAATACACTTCCTGGCGATTTAATTATTGGAATAAAAATTGAAGAACACAAGGACTTTCAAAGAAAAAATAATGATATTTATTATAAAAAAAATATAACATTTATAAACTCTATAATTGGCGAAGATATAACAATCCCTTATTTTAAAGAATCAATTTCTATAAATACAAATATTTTTGGTGTATTATCAAATGGAAAAAACTATATGATTGAAGGTAAAGGAATGCCTATTTTAAATACAAATAATAAAGGTAATATGTATGTTGTATTTAATATTGATTATCCTAAAATTAAAAACAAAGAAAAAATTGAAGAACTTACAAAGGTTCTAAATGAAACATTTATGTAATTTATATAACATCTTTATTTTTATGATTATCTATAGCATATAGTATATTGTATATTGGAGAAACTGATTTATTATTATCATAGCCATACTCTTTAGAAAACTTAACAAGTTGTCTGGCTTCTTTGCTTTTTAAAAACTTATTATCATCAGATGTAATTATAAATAAAAAATTATTTCGTGTAATTACATTTTTATCAATATATAATATTCCGTCTTCAACATCATCATAACGAATATAATCATATTTTAATTTTTCTAAATCAAAATATGTAAAAGCATTAACCATTGGATCTATATTTTTTCTATTTTCTATTTGCGAATATGCTGTTGTTAACATTTTAACATTTTGATTTTGACCAAAAATAACTTCTGTTTTTTCTTTTATAAAGTCATATGATATACGTATACTAAACTCGGTCAATACACTATTTTTTAAAATATCTTTGACTATGTATATATTATAAAAATATGGTTTTGTTTTTTTACTATTAGCATAATATATATTTGATATTTCAATGCATCTATTTTTTTTACTGGATTTTCTATTCACTATATCAAGATATATAACATATGTAATAATTATAACAATAAATATAAATAAAGTATTTATTATTATTTGATAATATGATAAACCTTTTTCAAATATTGATGATAGTTTATGAAAAAACATTTCTGAGAAATTATTTGCTTTATCGCTCGTGCTATATAAATTTTTACTTATATCATTATAAACAAAAGTATCTTTAGTCATTCCAACTATTTATTACCTATTTAATTTAATTAAATATTATAAATAATCTTTACTTATTTTTTATATTTTTAATTTTTCTCTATTATTTTTTGAGAAAATTATATCATCTATAATTGACTGATTATAGTTTCCATTTTCAGAATATTTTTTTGTAAAAAGTAATAAAGAAGAACTAGTTGAATTATTCTTAACTTTATCATTATTTTCATCAACATTAACATATTTATATTTAGTAGAATTTAACACTTTAATATTAATCCCATCTATTTTTTCATTTTTCATTGTTCGTAAATCAAAATAATTCATTTGATATTCGGGTTTTTTTCTATTGTTAAATGATTTTTTAGCATCTTCAGGATTATTGCCTTTTATAGTATCATTATTAAAAATATCATTTTCTTTTCCGTTATCATTTCCAAATTCATAACTTGTTTTCATATTTTTAAAGTCATAAATTATTTTTAATATATAATTTTTATAAGTTGCGTTGATAACATCATTGTTAATTATTATAACTGAATAAATATATGGTTTTTCAATAATTTCATTTTGTCTAATTATATTTAATATTTGATTGCATTTAGATTTATTTTTAGAAATTTTATAAATATTATCCCAAAAAAAGATTATCAATATTATCATAATTATAGTTAAAAAAAATATATTTAAAAAAATATTATAATAATTAATATCTACCGAATACACATGTAATAGCTGATTTTGCAAATTGTAAAGTAATGAAAACATTTCTTACTTTATATATCTATTATTTTATATTCATTTTATTAATATTAGTTTCTGCTTTTATTGAAAAATAAGAACTAGTATTTTCAATAAACGCATAATTTGAATCAGGTGTAATAATTTTCATATTTTTGTAATTTTTTGCCATTTCATTTTGTTTGTTATATTTAAAAGCATTTATAAAATAGTTATTTTTTATTTTCAATTTATATTCATCTCCAATTTCATCATTATATTCATCGCTTAAATGAGGTTTCTCTGTAATATTTTGAACAGCAAAATTCTCAGTTAGAGATGATGAATTAATTTCATCAACTTTTAAATACTTTACCATAAATAAACCATGTTTTTGCATATAATTTACGAACCGTCTTCTTCGTTTTGAAGGTATTGATTCTAACATAATATTAAATACCCCTTTTAATGTTGAAAACGGGCGTCCTCTAACTAACAATTTAAGTATAAAAACATCTTTTAAAGCAACCCATATTAAAAAAAGTATAATGATACCTAACGTTATAATAACTAATATAATCACTAAAATAACTATTCCAGTCGTAGATGCAACTGTGTAATAGTATATAATATTCAAAAACCAAAACATTGAACCGTTACCAATAGTAAATTTTCTAAGATCTACAAAAACGTATGTTGCATCTATAATAAAATTTAATATATAAAATAATAATACTATTATCAATGTTATTAAACAAAAAATCCAAATATAAATAACTACCGATAATATATCCATAGGTATATTATTTTTTGCCATATTTTAAACTTCTTTATTTAATAAAAGAAGTCATTTATATTTAATCGTTTATATTGAACGTTTGGATTTTTATAATGTCATCGAAATAACTCAAACTCTTAGAATTAATATATGAACTTATAATTTCTTTTTTTAGAGCATTTATATTTTTAAAATATAAATTATCCATTGTTGAATTAGTTTCAATATATTTTGAGAATATATTATCTAAATGTTTTATAAAATTAGAATAACCTTTTTCTTTATTATAATATGTTATAATTTGAGATTCTATATCAAATAATTGACTGTTAAAATTGCAATCATTCTCATTTTCAAACCTTTCAAATTGATAATTTATATTATCATAAAAACACATTAAACGTATTTAACATTTTTATAATAAAAACTATCAATTTTATTTCATATGTCTTTCTAAATTGGTACATATATATTCTGTTATATAATTATTCATTTATCGTATTTTTAAAACTTGATGAACTGTTTCTAAAGCTCCGTCAATCCACGCTTGACGTTCGCAATAAGTTTCTCCCAATATATATATATTATTTTTAGAAAAAATCTGTTTTATTTCTTTTTGTATTTTTTGCGAATCTACACCTATTTTCCAAAAATGAGATCCAGATTCCCAATTATGAATTGTAACCCATTCAGGGTCTTTTATATTTTTATCAGGAAACATTTCATTTAATATTCGCGAAAGATGTTTTTTTATCTCTTTTTTATTCTTTAAGTTATTCCAGAAGTCCGCATTATAACTATCGCTATAACTTATTTGTATCAATCCATTATCATAATTTATTGGAATTATAAATTGAAGTTTATTTTGCGTTACTATTTTCGGCAAATCTTTAAACCAAATATCTTTATATTGGGCATATATTCTTAATAAATTGCAATCACCTACATTATTCAATAATGTATTATATTTGTCAAAATAAGGTATTTTGATATAATCTTTTCTTGTTACTGTAATATATAAATTTTGATAATTATAAACTAGATTATTTACTAAAACACTTTTATTAATATCGTTAATATCGCGTAATTCACAATTAAGTACTATTTTAACATTTCTATCTACAATATATTTATTCAAAACCTCGTATAATACATGCATCCCACCTTTTAATACAAAAAACTCATTATTTTGAACATCAAAATCTTTTCTTAATGTTAATAATACATTATATGCATTTTCATCAAACATTTCAGATATATATCCAAGAGACACTTTTAATAATTCAACATCATTTGTAGATAAAAATAATGAAAAATAATTATGTAAGTTTATAGCTTTAGTGTCTGCATTTATTTTTTTATTTATCGCATAACTCCATAATTTATTTAAAGTTTTAAACTTGGAATTGTAATACGTTAATAATTCGGTTTCATTCATTAATTTATCTTTAACAAAATACAACTTATCTTTATTAATATCTATTATATACTCTTCTAATTTGAACTCTTTAATCAATTTCATTACTATCTTATGTTTTTTTCCTAATCTACCAGCACCGGCAGAGTATTTTAAATCATAATCAGCATTATCATAAGTAAATATTCTACCACCAATACGTTGAGACTTTTCAAATATTATTATATCGTCGGGTGATATTTTTTTAATTTTAATTAAATTATATGCTAAATACAAACCTGTTATACCAGCGCCTATTATTATATATTTCATTTTATATAAATATATAAATATAAAAATTGATTATTTATTAATACTTTTATAAATATAATGTCGTCGTTAAAGCCATGTATTAATTTTCCTAAAAATACTTATAGTGGAAAAGAACAGTCGCCTCTTAGATATGGATTATCTGCAGAAGGATATGATATTAATTCTGCTATGGATGGTTATGATAAACAGGTTTGGGTTGTTGAAATAAAAAATAATAAAAAAGTATGGAATAAAAAGGATTCTATTTTAAGAATAACACCCGAAGAACCTATAATTACAAACAATAACGAATTATCAAACGATAATGTTAAAGTAACTAAAGTAGTCGCACCTAAACCTGTTACAGATTATAATAAATATGTTAAATATCGTCTATATAGTAATGTTAATGGGACCAAGTTTGATCTTGTGAGATTAGAATGGCAAGAATTAAAGAAAAAACCAGAAGAACTTATTGCTATTATGGTTATAGTGAATAAATGGACAGATGATAATAAGGATATGATTATTAAAAAAACAAGAAATAATAACATAAAAATTGATTAGACAAAGTTATTTAAATATTATATAAATATTACATTTATTAATATGAATACAATTAGCCTTGTTAAGAATAGAAATATTGTTCTAATTGATTGTAGTTATTATATTTTTCATAGATATTTTGCAACTTATAGATGGTTTTTATTTCAAAAAATAGATATACCTATAGATAATATTGTTGATAATGAAATATTCATAACAGCTTTTTATAAACATATTAATAATGATATAAAAAAAATATGTAAAATATGGAAAATTAATATTTCAAATATTATATTGTGTAATGATTGTCTTCGTTCAGATATTTGGAGAAACGATATTTATGATAAATATAAAGCGACACGCGTTCAAAAAACAAATTTTAATAAAAAAATATTTACTATATTTGAAGAATATGCTAAACAATTAGGTATTCAAAAAATATCATCTCAAAGATTGGAAGGCGATGATGTTATTTATTTGTCTCATAAATATATTAAAAAACATATAGCAGACAATAACAATATCATTATTATTACAAATGATAATGATTTTCTTCAATTAATTGATCATAATGTATTAATATATAATATGCAATTTAAAGAATTGAAAACAAGAGGATTTGAGGATCCTAATGTAGACTTATTGTTTAAGGTTATATATGGAGATAGAAGTGACAATATTTATAAAATTGGAACATGTATCACAAAAAATAATGCTTTATTATTGGCTAAAATGCCTTTTGAAAAACGCATTCTATATATTCGCGAAAACGGACTAGAAGATAAATATAACTTAAACATGCAACTTGTTTCATTTGATAATATTCCAGTAAAGTATATTGATACTTTTAATAATAATAATAATATAGTTATTAGTTAATATTATCAATATACTAAAAATATTCTATATGTAATTATTATTCTTAAAAAAAATTTATTATTTTTCAAGAATATGCGTTTTATTTGTTTTATATATTTTATAATATGAAAATATAATATGATATTTATTAAATTAATTGAAGAATTGGATATAGATGAAAAAAATAAATGCATTGATTTAATAAATAGTAATTTTGGAAATAATAGATTTGATACTTATGAAAAAGTAATTTTTTATAAATGTAATAATGATATTATTGGATTTGCAGGAATTAGTGAAAATGGTTTAAATCAATTGTGTACAGATATAAAATATAGAAATAAAGGAATAGCAACTAACATTTTAGAAACTGCTAAAAATTTGATTGGTAAATCAATTTATCTTTATATTAATAAAAATCAAAAATATACAGAATATTTATTTATGTTTTATAAGAAATATGGTTTTATTGTTGATATTGAAAATGATATTGAATATAAAATGACTTTATATAAAAATTGATTGTTTTTTTTGTTATTTATATTTAAGTATGGATACAAATAACATAAACGTTTATATCGACGGTTCGTGTGTAAATAATGGAACTCCTAATGCAAAAGCCGGTTATGGAGTTTTCTTTAAAAAAGACGATACAAGAAATGAATATGCCAGAGTTGAAGGAAAGCAAACAAATAATACTGGTGAATTAACAGCCATGATAAGAGCTTTAGAAATTTTAAGCAATGATATTGAAAATAAAAAAATCATCAATATATATACAGATTCCGAGTACGTTATTAAGTGTTCTGGGAGTTATGGTGATAAATTGTACAAAAACAATTGGAAAACTTCAGAAGACAAGATTCCAGCAAATTGTTTATTATTGAAAAAGTTATATGAGTTATATAATCCAGTTAAAAAGTTAGTTATATTGAAACATATTAAAGCCCATACTAATTTGCAAGATGAACATTCACTTGGAAATGAAGGTGCAGATAGGTTGGCGAATTTAGCAATTTCAAATAAAGTAAATGATTTAGATGATTATGATAAAATATTAGCAAATAGTGTTAGTAAAACAGATAATAAACATTACATATCTATAAGTTTTAATAATAAAGAAGCAGTTAAAAACTTAGGAGCAAAATGGGATATTAAAAGAAAAAAATGGTATTATGAAAATAATATTAGCGATGAAAATATTGCTGCTATTAAGGCTATAGAACTATTAACTATTGATGAAACGGATAAAATACCTAATCCAAATTTTGAAGATGGAGAGAAAAACTCACTTGGAAATGATAATGCTACAAAAATGTATGTAAAAATACCTTATAAAAATAAAGATAGTGTTAAAAAAAATGGAGGAAGATGGGATCCAGACGCAAAGTCTTGGTATTATCTATCTAATATTGATAAACATAAAATAGATATTATTATGGGACTACAAGTTTAGACCTCTACTGATAATATGTTCTTTATATATTTTAAATTAATTAATGGTAATAC